GATTCGCGTCCCATGACCTTGGGGCAAATTCGCCCTAAGGTCGATTTTGTATGAAACCCCTATTTTGCTGGGTCAGATATTGCGGCTGAGTCGTGGCCCGTGACAATCGGGATATGAGACTCACCGAACAGACGACGATTGCCCCCAAGCGTGTCGACCGCGATGCCGGTTTGATCGAGGGTGTGCGCATCCTCGGGCAGGACTCACGCAACGGCAGGCGTTACAGCCCGCGAGCGATGGCAGAGGCTGCCCGGCTGTACGAGGGTGCTCCCGTCAATGTGGATCATCCCGCGACTGAGCGGAAAGACAGACCACTCGCTGAGGCGTTCGGCTGGATTCGCAATGTCCGGCAGGAGCAGGGGGCGGTGTACGGTGACCTGCACTACCTCAAGAGCCATCCGCAAGCCGAGCTTGTGGCGGAGGCAGCAGAGCGCAACCCGAACCGTATCGGCCTGTCACATCACGCCGAGGGGACCGTCCGCATGGATGGCCAGCGGGTGATTGTCGAGACGGTCGAGCGGGTCCACTCAATTGATCTTGTCCAGACTCCCGCCACCAATGCGGGGCTTTTCGAAAGTGAGCAACGCATGACAATCAGAGAGGCGGCGATGGCTGCCGGTGAGGAGAAGATCCTCACGGCTGAGGGGATGGGCGAATATGCCGACCTGCCCGTCAAGGAAAACGAAGACTACTTCGCGGCGATGGTGTCCGAAGTGCTGGCGGGTGACGGTGACCGCGCCAGCAAGATGAAGCGTATCGCGGCCATCCTCAAGGCGCAGGAGATGCTTCAGGCCGACGCCTCTGCTGACGCGATGGCCGAGCCTGAAATGGAGATCGAGATGGAGGGCATGAAAAAGGCCGTGGCCGAATCTCTCGCCCCGATCATGTCCAAATTCGAAGCCCTCGCCGAAGCCGTTCAGGCCGTCAAGGCGGACCACGATGCCCGAAAGCTGTTGGAGTCGACTGGCCGAGACGTGACGCCTGAGCGTGTCGCGGCGTTGCTGGCTGTCGATGCTGGCAATCGTTCGGCGTTGCTCGAATCGTGGCCCGTGATGCAGCGTGCGGGGCGTCCCTCTGTGTCTCCCCCGGCTGCTGCTGCCGTGTCGTATCCCAGTGATTCCCGGCAGTTTATCGCTGCCATTCGTTCCAACTAAAGGAGGCCGCAATGGCGGTGCGAACCGATGGGCTGCCCGAGCTTCTGCTGCGGCGCAACCAATTCACGATCCAAGACGATTTCACCCGAGACGTTGACTCGGCGGACTGGGTGACCACTCTCACCGATTCCGGTACCGCCAGCGTTGGCGATGCGGCGGGCGGGATTCTCGCCCTCGTGCCGTCTGATGGCACCGTGGCGGACAATGACGAAGCCTACGTCGAATCGGCGAATGAGGTTTTCAAGTTCGCGGCTGACAAGCCGTTGCTCTTCGAGGCCCGTGTTCAGTTCACCGAAGCAAACACCGATGACGCGAACATCCTCGTCGGTGTGATGGATGCTGTTGGTGCGAACTCGCTGCAGGACAACGGGGCCGGTCCTCCCAGCAGCTACAGCGGTGCGGTGTTCTTCAAGGTGGACGGCGGGACTGTCTGGCAGACCGAGACCAGCAACAGCACGACCCAGACCACGAACGAGCTTTCAGCCAGCAACGTCAACAACCTGTCGAAGAAAGCACAGACGGCGGGCGGTGCGGCCTACCAGGTGCTGCGCATCGAATACATGCCGTACTCTTCGACCAATGCCTACGTTTCGTTCTTCGTGGATGGCGTGCTGTGCGCTCAACACGACTACATCTTCACCTCGGCTACCGAGATGCAGATTGCCCTTGGCGTCAAGAACGGCGGAGCAAACAACGAGTTGCTCAACGTCGATTATGTCGCCTGCACCCAGTCCCGCTGAAAGGAGCGAGCAATGGTGAACGTTACGCAACTTCGGCGGCTGTTTGAGGCTGCCCAACGCGATGGTCAGATTGATCGGTTCAACGCCGATCTGGCTGAGGGACTGCGAAAGAAGGAGATCCGTTTCTCGGACTTCTCGATTCGCAAGCTGTTCGAAAACTTCGTGCCTGATGGGCGGGAACTCGCGGGGCTCTATGCTCCCGGCGAGAACGGTTCGCAGGAACTGCGGGAAACCGCTTCCGTTGTGGCTTCCAGCCAGTTCGCCAAGATCAGCGGACAGTTGCTCTACAACGCGGTCATGGAGGCGTACGAGCAGGAAGCCTTCGTGTTCACCGGGATCATTCCCGTTGTCAACACGCAGTTCAACGGCGAGCGTATCCCCGGCATCTCGGGCATCGGTGACGAAGCCTTGATTGTCGATGAGGGCCAGCCGTACCCGAAGGCTGGCGTTTCCCAGACCTACATCGACACCCCGACCACGACCAAGCGCGGCTTGATTGTGGAGGTCACCAAGGAAGCGATCTTCTTCGATCGTACCGGGGTGCTGGAGGATCGGTGTCGGCGAGTCGGTGAAGCCCTCGGGCTCAACAAGGAAAAGCGGGCCATCGATTGCGTGATCGATGAGAACGTCACCGATCACCGTTACCGCTGGCGAGACACCACGATTGCGACTTATGGAGACAACTCCGGAAGTCACACGTGGGACAACCTCGCGGGGTCAAACGGGTTGGTCGACTGGACCGACATTGACGCAGCCGAGCAGTTGTTCTCGGGGATGCTTGATCCTGAGACCGGCGAGCCGATCTTGTTGAATCCGTCTCACCTGATCTGTACTCGGCAGTTGCTCTACACTGCCCGGCGGATCATCAACGCGACGGAGATCACGGTTGCGACTCCCGGGTATGCCACGACTGGCAATCCCACGGAGACTCGGACCGGCAACCCGATCACGAACTACACCATCGTGAGCACGAACCAACTGGCGGCCCGCATGGGAACCGATACCAGTTGGTACCTGGGCGATCCTCGGCGAGCCTTCCGCTACATGCAGAACTGGCCGTTGACCGTCGTGCAGGCTCCCGCCAACAACGAAGCGGAGTTCACGCAAGACGTCGTGATGAGGTTCAAGGCGAGCGAGCGCGGCGCGTTCGCGACCATCGAGCCCCGTGCAATGGTGAAGTGTACTGCCTAGTAGGCTGATGAGGCCGACACAATCCGCCCCCGTCGGCCACAAGCTGGCGGGGGTTCTTTTTTGGAGCATTGAGCGTGGCGAAGCATAGCAAGGAAAAGGCGGTCGATCCTGTCGAGAGCGTGGAAACTGTGGCCGTGTTGGAGGAGTCTCCGCAAGGCGTCCAGTTGCCTCGCTGGCGTCTTCGGCCTATCGGTACGCAGGAATGGCGGACCGTCGAGGCGGAGAGCGTGGAGGACGCGATCAGAGCCTTTAACGGCAACGGCAACGGCGGGACTGTGTTCACCCGGAAGAAGCTGGAAATTGAGGAAGCCTAATGGCAACCGACGCCGAACAAATCGCGACGATCCGGAGTAACCTATTGGCGGCGTTGGCGACCGAATCCGCGAACCCGAAGCCCTCGTACAACATCGACGGGCAGCAGGTCGATTGGAACGGGTACCGGAACGCGATCCTTCAGCAGATTACGACGCTCAACAATCTGCAGGCGGCGGCAGTCGGTGCATTTGAAGAGATCGGCGAGGCAACCACATGACGCTGGACATCGACGGGGACTACACCATCTTCGACAACGGCGAGACTGTCACGCTGAGGCAGATTCGCCCCGATGGTGCTACGTCGGTGACGATCGACAATGCGGTCGGCGGTGTAGTCAACAGGCAGCGTCTCAACGCGGCGGGGATCGACATCGTGGGGGACGAGAAGGGATTCTCACTCAATGCGACGCAGGCCGGCGCAAGAGGCGTGCAGGTCGATGACATCATCATCGATGCAAGCAACGTCCGCTGGCGGGTGTTGAGCACGAGCCAAGCGACTCTGGATACTCGCTGGACCGTCATTTGTCGGAGGCAAGTCTAGTGCCTGCCGAACTGACCACGATCTTGGAGACCGTACAGACGCAGGTTCAGGCGTTGGACCTGCCGGGGATTCCTCGTGCGAATGTCGTCGTCTGCCAGAGTGCAGCGGTTGAGATCGCCCGCCTGCCATCGGAGCGGATGCCCGCTGTGATTATCAGCCCATTCGGAGCGGAAGCGATCACGTCTGGCAGCAATGTCCGCGACGATGTGACCTATCCCGTTCTCGTGGCCCTCGTGGCATCTCTGCGGATCGATGCGGAGGAGCCGATGGACAAGCAACGGCTAGGACTCGATCAGCGGTTGACATGGCGGCAGACAGTCCGCAAGGCGTTCTCTAATCAGCGGCTGGACTCGACACGCGGCTACAACATATCGCTACAGCCTTTGGCGATCGTCGATCAAACGGCGTTTGCCCGTGATCTGTTCGTCTCGGGATTCGTGCTTCGGATCACGAATCGGGAGGGCAGGTCGTGAGCATGTTGCCGAGTCTGGGAGCCCTGATTGATGTGGTGTTGCAGGCCGCAGACGATGCGACGAAAGACACGTACACGCAGGCTCTGGATGAGTCGATTGGATTGATCCAGAACTGGGAGCGAGAAATGTACCTCGGCCAGTTTGGGCCGGATGGCACGGCATGGGCTCCCCTGTCTCCGGTGACGATCGCCCGTAAGGAGCACAGCGCGATCCTCGTTGACACCGGGCGGATGTTCGAGTCACTCACGACACCGAACGGCACTCAAGATACGATCTGGATCACGGGGCCGAACTGGCTGACATTCGGCACAGAGGTTGAATATGCGCACTTCCACCAGACGGGGACAAAGCGGATGCCAGCCCGTCCGCATGTCGGATTGAATGAAGCAACTGTCACGCAGATTAGCCAACGGTTGGCCGATGCGGTGGCGTCACGAATCAACCAGGGGATAAGCTGATGGCTGATGCGAGCATGGGACACCAGTCCCGCCTGTCGATGGCGGCGGCGGGAACTGCGATCGGATCATACACCGAGTCGTACGAGTTCATCGGCGAGAGTCTGCGGAAACAACAGGAGATCGTGGAGACCTCGGGCATCCGGGGAACGCGATCACTGCCGATCGAGCGGACTCGGGACGGGATCTATCGGGTGAGCGGTGGGATTCAGTTTCACGCTACGCCGTCGATGCTGGACCTGATCCTTCCCCGGATCATGGGAGCCAATGAGGCAACCGACGTTTTCGCGTTCGCGGAGACCCTGCAGACGTTTGATGTTCTGTTGGATCGCGTGGCGAAGCGGTTTGTCTATGGTGGATGCAAGATCGGTCGAGCGGTGTTCCGTGCGGCTGCTGGTGGCCCTCTGGAATTGGATGTGGACATCCTCGGGAAAACGGAGACGGTCTCCGCCACATCATTCCCGACGATTTCCGCCCCGACCGACCCGCCCTATGTGTGGTCGGATGCGGTCTGCACGATCGAGGGAACAACCCGCACGGTGACACAATGGGAGTTGACAATTGATAACCGGTTGAATGCCCGATTCGCGAACAGTCAATCAGCGACCGACATTCACACGGAGGGCCGAGACGTTACCCTCTCGCTGACGGTGCCGTATACCTCGGATGAGGTCGACTTGTACGGGATCAACACCGGCGGGGCGAGTGCTGCGACCTTCGTGCTGACGAACGGCAATCGATCGATTACATTTGCGGTGGCGGCATTCATGGTGCCGGATGCCTCCCCGGTTGTCGGTGGTCCCGGGGAGATCCTCCTTACGTTGTCGGGATCGGCCCGCAGCAGTGGAGCCACGAAGGAACTGGTCATCACCAGCGACAGCACAGCATAAGGCGACACGATGCCGAGCCCGTACATTCCCGATGGCTACACTCGCGAGACGACTATTCCCGCGTGCGATCTGTGGGACGAGATCAACATCACATTTCGCCCGATGGCTGCTGCCGACTTCGCGGAATACCTTGCCAAGTCGAAAGGGCTCGACGAAGCGGGCTGGAGTCGGCTGGTCTGCGATCTGATCGCGGGCAAGCTGGTCGCGTGGAACATCACCGGCCCGTCTGGGGAATCGGTGCCTGTTTCTGCGGACACGGTGAAACGGCTGGTCAATCCCCTCGTGCTGAGGTTGTGGACGATCCTTTGTGGGGCCACTGAGTCGGGGGACACCGCAAAAAACTAGCGGAGGGGGTGCGGCTGACAATCCTGCACCCCGAGGTGGCACACCGAGACTGTCAGGACTGCGAGGCGTTCGTGTACGACGAAAAAACGGGGGAGCGAATGAAGATCCACGGCGAGCCGATGCGCCGGCCCGTGGGCAATCTCCCGCCATGTCGTACCAGGGCGAACGGCTGTTCCAAGGGAACGCCTGAGCAATCGCGGGCATTGAGCGATCAGAACTGGCAGGCGTACCAGCATTACAGCGAGTGCCGAGCCGTGGGGATCTTTCCAGATGACGCGATCGTTCGGCGGAATGCGGCGGTGATTCGGCAGGCGAGCGACTCGGCAGAGATGGAACTGGCGTTGCGTGTCGCGGGACCGGTTGGCGCATTGATCGGAGGTCGTGGCCGTGGCTAGTGTCTCGTCCGATGTGGTGATCAATGTCCGCATGGCATTTGCTTCTGCGGCGGATGCACGCAAGGCCGCAGAGGCGTCGATTGCCGTCACCAAGGCGATCGAGGCAGCACAACTCGCGAGCATCAACAAGATTCGCGAGGCACAACGGCACCACGTTGATCAGCAACTCGCTGACATCAAGAGGGTCGAGGCTGCACATCTCGATAGCCTGAGACGTGTGGAAGCGGCCTACGCGGCGTTCTACCGGCGTGCGAGGGGCGGAGGGGGTGCAGGCGGTGGCGGTGGAGGAGGCGGCGGTATGCTGCTACCTGGGGCCGGTGGCGGTGGCGGACGTGGCGGAGGGATGATTGTCCGTGGTGGTGACGGCGGTGCGTTGATGCAGACCGGCGGCGGGAGGATCATCGAGGTACAGGCGTTCGCCCGCGAGATCAAGACCGCGACGGAAGAGATCCGCAAGACGACCGCAGCAACGCAGCAGGCGGGGAAGGGATTCTTCGGCGGTGGTGCGGAGAACAAGTTCCTCTCCATCGCATCGGCCACGATTACGGCGTTTAACGCGCCAAAGGTGGTTCTGGGCGGCGTGTCTGGACTGATCCGCGATCTTGCAGCAGGCGGGGAGGAGACTTTCGCCAAGCCGGGGCGAGAGTTCTACGGGGCTGTCAGTGAGGTCATGCCACGGGGCGGGATGATCGAGCAGGGCCTGCGGTCGGGGCTGGCTGGCCCACTCGGCCCCCTGTTGGTCAACATGATTCGCAACGTTGGCGAACAGGAACTACGCAACCAAGAGGCAGCCAAGAACACCCCGCGAGCCCGGGAAGAGCGATTCAGTACGACGCAGCAAGCCCGACTGGACAACGAGCGACAACTCAATCAGATCATCCTGGAGCGCACCAAAGCCGAGCGTGATCTGATCGAGGAGACCCGCAAGAGGATCGACGCGGCCCGCGAAGAGTTCGGCCTGATGGACGTGCGGGAGAAGCAGGCTACGCTGGACATCGCGAAGAAGATCGCAGGGCCGGGCGGCGTTGGCCAGTTGACCAGCGAGGAACTCAAGTTCGCCCGTGGGAATGTGGCATTCCGGGGAATCATCTCTGAGCAGGCACAGGCCGGGGCCGATGCGGCGGGGTTCGCGGAGATCGTCAAGCTGCTGGGACTCGACCGGAAAATCGCCGAAGCGGAGGCGAAGATTTCAGCCGAGATCAAGCAGACGATCAATGTTGATCTTGACCCGTCGCGGCTGGCCGATGCGTTGGAGGAACGGATTGCCCCGTTGGTCAAGGAACTCGAAGAGATCACGATCAACCGCATCCGAGCGCAGATGAACGCACAGGCGAACGAAGCGGCTGCACTGCGAAAGGCTGGTGTGTGATGATCCTACGCTACGGCAGCTACTCGCACGCGGACAACGAAGTAACAATCTCGATTAGTCAGCGGCCCACGTTCAATGAGATCGGCCTACGATCGGGTTACGTTGCCTCGTGGTCGATTCAAGGGATTCTCCAAGGCAGCACGGTGGCAGAGGTCACGACCAAGATCACGGCCCTTGAATCGGCGTATGGGGCCGATGGGCTGGACTTGGTGCTGTACGATTCGGATGGCGTGACTGTGCGGCATGCGATGCGAAACACGGGCAGCCGGACCGGTGTGCGGATCTTAGACCTGTCATACCCGCAGGGCGACGGCGCGGAATACGTCACGTTCAGGACATACACGATTCAGGCTGAGGCGGAGTACAATCAGGACCTGGGGGTGTACTCGTCTTCCGAGACGTTCACTTTCGGTGGCGGGGGACAGCAAAAGGTAGTCATCCCGACTCTGTACGGCCCTCCCGTCGAGCAACTCGTCAGGCAGCAGACGGCGTATACCTGCCAGCAACAGGGGCAGTCGATCGGCGTGAGCACATGGCCGACGGTCCCTCCCCCGGCGTTTCCCTCGGCTGAGCATCGCGACAGGCGGCGGATCACGTACAGCACGCCGAGCAAGATCGGGCGGTTCGGAAACCAGATGTACGCCGTCTCGTGGGCCTACGAGTTCGAATCCCCTTCCCTTCTCTTCCGATACCCCAACGGGTGATAAATGGCAACGCGACGATGGACGGGGGCAGCCTTGCCCGTGGCACAGAAGGAGACGATCACGATCGGCGGGACCTGGGTGGCGGCGGATACGCTGACGGTCACCTGCAATGGTCGCTCAATCGTGCTGACGATTGGGACCACGGTCACTACAACGCAGATCGCGACCGAACTAGCGGCAGCCCTCGGGAGCACGTCAACGGCCCTTGGCACAGGGTACAGCGTGACGGAACGCGGGCCGAATATCGCGGAGTTCCGGGACTTCGTTTCCGGTGAGACGGCACCGGAAGCCAGCAGTTCGACCGTTATTCTGATCGGTCGAACCAAGGGGCAGCCCTATACGATCACAGTCAGCAAGAGCAGCACGTCGGGAACCGTCTCGACTGCAACGACCATCGCGGCGAGTGGTCCGAACCATTTCAGCACGGCGGCGAACTGGAGCGGGAGCACTGTTCCCGTGGACTCGGACGATATCGTCTTCGATGGGGGCAATGTCGATTGCCTGTATGGGTTGGCACAATCGTCTGTGTCGCCAGCATCGATCACGATCACGATGGGATACACGGGGCGTATCGGCCTGCCGGACACAAACATCGATGACGCGGCGTACCCATACAGCGAATACCGGGACAAGTATCTTGCCCTCGGGACATCGTCCGACAGCGTGACGCAGGCGCTGACGATTGGCAGTGGTGACGGGCAGGGATCGAGCCGGATCAAGATCGATAGCGGTTCCGGCCAGTGTCAATTGGTCGTGCTGAACTCGGGAGTCTCGGAACTGCAAGGCGTCCCGGCGATCTTGTGGAAGGGAACGCATGTCAGCAACACGGCGACAATCTCGAAAGGCAATGTCGGGATTGCATACTTCGCGGGTGAGACAGCGGCGATCATGACAACGAAGCTGGGATTCCGCACAAACCAGACAGCGGACTCGTCGCTGTTCATCGGGTCTGGAGTGACGCTGACGACTGTGGAGCAGACCGGCGGCACCCTCACGACGAACGGGGCAGTCACGACCATGACGCTATCCGGCGGATCGTGGCGGCACCTGTCTGGCGTGGCTGTCACGGTGACGATCACCGGCGGGTATTGCTCATACGAGAGCACGGGCACACTGACCACATTGACGCTGGCGGGTGGGGAACTCGATTTCCGTGCGAACCAGCGAGGGCGAACGATCACGAATGCCGACATGTTCGCGGGGGCGTCTTTCCGCGATCCTGCCGGGACTGTGACGTTCACGAATGGGATCGACTTGAACCGCACGAACCTGCAAGGCGTCACGTTGGAAATTCCGAACAATAAGCGGATCACCTTGGGATCTGTCGCGTGAATCACAGCTACGCTACATATCCCGGCGTTCAGAATGTCCTCGGGGCATCGTATACCCTCACGCATGGGATCACGCCGAGCGTTGTGTCATTCCAGATCACCCCGCAGACAGCCACGATTGCGGCGGTGGGGGATGTGGTGTTCTACCACGGCAACACGACGTTAACGATCAGGGATTGCCGTGCGGATCAGGCGTCAATGGTCCGCAGCACGGATGGCACGCTGGTCAGTTTCTCGGCGCTGGATCGTCGCTGGCGTTGGCGGTTCGGCGAGGTCTACGGCCACTACAACCAGCGGGACGCCGATGGGCTGATCGTCACTGCGACCGAGAAGACACCGCAGCAACTCGCGCAACTGCTGCTGTCCGCGATGGGCGAAACTGCCGTCGGGGTGACCGACATCCCGAACAACGCGCGGCCAGAATGCGAATGGGTGGCAGAGAATCCATCGGAGGCGTTGGCCGATCTGATCGAGCCATTCGGGATGGTGGTCGTCCTGCAAATTGACGGAACCGTAGCACTGAGGCAGCAGGGCGTGGGGGCAGCCCTCCCGGCGAATACATTCCTGATCGAACAAGAGGTTTCGAGCAACCCCCCGGAGATACCCGCAACGATTCGCGTGTTGGGCGGACCGAACCGGTACCAGAAACGATTGCAGCTAGAAGCGGTGGGGTATGATCTTGATGGATCAATCAAGGCCATCGATCAACTGTCATACAAGCCCGCGACAGGCTGGGAGCAGGAAACGCAGTTTTTCGCAGGCATAGAGGGAGGCGACGCACGAAAACTCGCCTTGCGTGATGTGTTCAGGCTCTATCGTATTCGAGACATGAACAGCACTCCTCCCACTACGATCGTGCAGGTACCGGGGCCGTCATCATCTCAGACATTGCAGGTTGGCGGGGTGACCGTTGGACCTGGTGGCAACCCAGCAGCACCCGCAGCAGCAGCAGCGCAGCCGGGAGGGGTGCAATATCTCGTGCAATATCTCCGCGAGATCCTGCCGTTGGAAAAGGGGCTTGTGCAGACAAGCACCGATCCGAATGGTATTCGACGTCGCAAGCCGGAAGCAGTCTATGGCAGCTACTATGTTGGTAACATCAGTTTGGAAGCGCCTCGAAACAGCGAAAAAAACAACGTCAAGCAGTGGCAATATCCGGGGCAGTTTCAGGTCGAGCATGAACTCGGCTTAGTTCGGTTCGACGAGCAGGTCGTCAGATGGGATACAAATACCCGCACCTTCAAGCCCGCAGTCATTGAGCTTGAATGTTCGTTTCAGGTACGGAATCCAGATACCGGGGCACCTATGCGGTGGTCTTATACGATGGCAACTGGAGCGGCGGCGGGGTATGGCGTTGAGGTTGTCAGGCGGGAAGAATTGGTATGGGAACGCTATACGCCATATCCGAACCAGAACGCCGGACAGTGGACCGAAAAGACATACGAGGCCGAACTCAACCCACTGAGTCAGTATTACTCGGCAGGTCGTCTCGCGCAATACGTGACACAATCAGGGGCTTCGGGCAAATATGTGGGATTGCAGTCGATCAACCCGGACGGGGCCATTCAGCAGGTCACATGGGAGATTGGCGGGGGCGGGTGCTTCACATCGGCATCCCGGCTATACGAGCCATCGCCATACGTCCCGCCCTATAAAGAGCGGCGGGTCAACGACATGCTGAGGAAGCAACGGCGAGCGGAACGAGACCAGCGAGGGAAACGGCCATGATGGGATTGATCGGAGGGGCGGCGGATGTAAATCAAGACTACTGGGTGATTCGGAACGATAGCGGAGAAGAAATTCCGGCGTATGCGTGCGTTCGCATTACAGGAATGTTCGTCCCATTCTCGACCAGCGATGGAGTGTATAGCAATCGGGGGGTAGCGAATATGGGCTTTACTGTTGCGAAGCCGAATACCTACGGGGCTCAATATCGCCACATGTTCAATGGTCCGCGAGCCATACCAATCGGCAAGACAGGGCAGGGGATTTTCGGAAAGGTCATGCTTGGGGCTTATGCTGGGTCGGCACCAACTGTCGGGTCATCTATTGGACCAATCGACGGGTCGTGGTTGCTTCAGCAGGACAGCGCGGGATTTACTGTGCTGGATACGATTACAGACTCGTTTTCGAGTGCCTCGGCCAACGTCTGCAAGATAATCCAGTCTCCCGCAATCTTCCTTCGCGGCACTGCTGATGTGGCTCTTGGAAGCGGTGGCGCATCGTCTGGACAGGTTACGATTGTCGGATCAACACAAAAGGTTACCGGGATCTACAGCGCGTTTGGCACTGCCATCGCAGCGAATACAGGTTGTCACCTGCACTGGCTGTCTGGATCGTGGTATGTCGCGAAGTTTGACTAGTCCGCACAGTACCCGCCCGAAGGCGGCAAGCCCGGCGTACTCCCCCAGCGAGCACGCAAGACCAGTTGCCCGCTGCCAGCCTGCACCCCCTGGGGCACAGGCGGCACGGCATAGGCTGAGAGGGCGAGACCAAGAGCGATTCCAGCGAGGATGGCAAAGCGGGTCATGGGTTGGGTTCCGTGGAGTGGCTGTCGAATGAGTCGAAGCGCATCACGCAGACATGCTGCCCGA